CCGCTGGCATTGGCATGGACGCACTCCAGGCCGAGTTCGATGCTGACGGCAAACTGTCGGACGCCTCGTATGAGAAGCTCGACAAGGCTGGCTTCCCGAAAGAGACGGTTGACGACTTCATCGAGTACCGCAAGTCGAAGGCTGACGCCTATGTCACGTCCGCTCACGCTGCCGCTGGTGGCGCTGAAGAACTCGGCAAGATGACCGCTTGGGCCGCGCAGGGTTATGACGCTGCGAAGGTCAAGGTGTTCAACGACGCCGTGAACTCTGGCGACAAGAATCGCGCCGAGCAGGCCATCAAGGCCCTCAAGGCCGACTACGTGAAGGCCAAGGGATCGCCGGCCAGGTTGATCAATCAGGCGAACACGCCGGCAGCGGGTGGCGAGGTCTACACGAGCCTCGCGCAGATGCTCGCTGATCAGGCCAAGCCGCAGTACCGCTCCGACCCGGCCTTCCGGGAAGCGGTCAAGCAGAAGCTCGCTCGCTCTAGCATCTAAGGAAAACGACAATACGCCCGATCAAAGAACTGATCTGGCATTGTACCGCCACTCCCGAGGGCCGCGAAGTCAGCGTCAAGGAAATCGACGCTTGGCATCGCGCTCGGGGCTGGTCCGGCATCGGCTACCACAAGGTCGTGTATCTCGACGGCTCCGTCCATGACGGTCGCCCCGAGGCACAGATTGGTGCCCATGTCGAAGGTCACAATTCCGGAACCATCGGCTACGTCTACGTTGGTGGACTAGCGAAAGACGCCAAGACCCCGAAGGATACCCGTACCCCGGCCCAAAAGGCCACGATGATTGCCCTCACCAAGGCCGCCATCGCCAAGTACGGCCTGACGAAGGTCTCCGGCCACAACCAGTATGCCGCCAAGGCTTGCCCGTCGTTCGACGTGCGCAAGGACCCGCTCGGCCACTTGGTATGAACAAGACCTCCAAGCGGCGCACGTCGAAGGCATTCCTGCTGGCAAACACCGCGCTGGCTTGGGGGCTCGCCTTCTACGGCGTCTATGCCCAGCAAGGCTCCGCTGTCGTGGCATCGGCCCTCGCCCTGATCGGGTCCCTCTACGGGGCTTACGTGGGCATCGGGCATATGGATTACCGGCGCTTCCTTGCCTTCTTCAATAACTCACAGGAGACGCCCTATGCTGGCAATTCTGACGTGGGCACTCCGTAACTGGAAGGCCATCGCGTTCGCTGCCGTCATGGCCGCACTCGCATTCGCTGGCTGGCGCCTCTACGAGGCCGGCAAGACCGAAGCCAACCAGAAGCATCAGATCGAGACCCTTCAGGAGAACCTCAAGGCGTCCGAACGCGCCCGAAAGCTGACTGACGCGGCCCTGTTGGCCGACCAGAAGAAAGCCGCTGCTGACGCCCTCGCCTTCACCGAACTCCAGAAACGGAAAGACGCCCTGCATGACTATGCGGAAAGCATCGCGGATGGTCTGCATGAGTGCCTTAGCGGCGCTGACGTTGACCGCCTGCGCGACCTCTGGAACTAAGCTCCAGCCAACTACCCTCCCCCCGATCCCCGCCGACATTCGCGTCTGCTTCGATCTGATCGTCGCGGCCCCCAAGAAGGGAGCCATGACCAAGAAACAGGTGCTTGAACTGGTCGCGTCCTTGAAGCTCTCCGAGGCCCAAAAGGTGGCCTGCGGAAAGCGCCTTATCGCCTTCTACGAGGCGTTCACACACAAGGCAAAATAATGGACATCACCGCACAGAACACCTTCACCCCCGCCGTCTACGTTCAGGCCGGCGACGAGTTCGATATCAGCATCTCCGGCACCTTCGCCGCTACGGTCGTCGTGCAGCGTTCTAAGGACGGCATCACGTGGGCCGACGTGGACAGCTACACCGCCCCTGCCGAGAAGACAGGACGTGCCGGCTCCGGCTGGTTCTTCCGTGCCGGCGTCAAGGCGGGTGGCTACACGTCGGGCACCATCACAGTCAACCTGTACGTCTAATGGCTCACGTTAAGCCCGTCATGCGGGCTCCTGTGGGTTCGGTACTGGCGAGCATCATGTTTGGCCTGACCAGTACTTCGTTGCCGTCTATCTACCTCGGACAGGTGGCAACCCGTTGTCGCATTCCGACCAACCTTTCGACCACCAATAAGCAGGCGAACAGCCGCACCTACCACATTGCCCGAGACGACATCACGTCTCTCAAGATCGAGCTTCCGGCTTGGTTTTGGTATCGCACCTCCACTAAGCTGGAGACCAGCGTCACCGGCAACATCAGCTACAAGGCGTCTATCGAGTACCCGGCAGGCACGTTCACCCAAGTTTTGTTCGCCGGGGCCACCTCTGGACTTGCGACGGGCACTGTCCCGCTGCTGTCTGACTGGGTGTCGGTCAACATTCCAAACGGCGAAGGCTTTTGGGTCCGCACCTACGCGGTCGCCACGCACTCCATCGTGTTTGCGGACGCCACCGCCGGCTCCAACTTCTGGACCTGCGATTTCGCGAACGGTGAAGCCTATGAGTACGCCGCGTCCGGTATAACCGACAAGACGATGGGTGGCACTCTGGTCCCCAATAAGACGACGAACGACGCCGCCATATTCCACCCCACGGCCATCATCGGCAACACACGAAAGCCTTCAGTCCTCCTCATCGGCGACAGTCGAGTGGCGGGCTTCGGGGACTTCTTCAACGCTGCCGGAGATACAGGGGAACTGGCCCGGTCAATCGGCCCCTCTCTGGCCTACATCAACGCCGGCTCGGCTGGTGACACCCTGTCCGAGTTCATCGCCTCCAGCGTCCGAAGGCAGGCCCTCCAGCAGTACTGTTCACACGTCGTGGTCCAGACCGCGATCAACGCCCTTCGCTCCGGCACCGGGCAGAACAAGACAGCGGCCACGGTCCTCGGTGAACAGCAAACTATCCTCGGGTACTTCTCGGGGAAGCGGCGCTTCACCTCCACGACCTCGCCTTCGAGTACCAGCAGTGACAGTTGGGCCACGGCCACCGGCCAGACGCTCAACACGAACGCAGCACAGATCGCCGCCTACAACGACGCGATACGCGCCGGGGTGGCAAACTCTGACGGCTTCTTCGAGATAGCCGATCAGGTCGAAACTGCCCGCAATAGCGGCAAATGGAAGTTCGACGGCACGGCCAGTAAATGGACCGCTGACGGCCTCCATGCGTCCTCTTTCGGATACGCCGCGATCCAAGCAAGCGGCGCTGTAGACCCCTCACGATTTGTGAGGACATAACTGACACGGACGGCACCTCTGCATAGCAAGTGCCGCCCCTCCTCCTGTGAATGATTGGACCATAGTCGTGCTGCCCACTCGGCGGCGACTTGGGGCTTCGGCCCCTTACAGGTTCCCAAGAAACACCAAACAGAACCTTGACCCGCCAACAGCTCCCCGAGGGGGGCCTTGAGCGGACAATCTCGTGTTCCTGCGGGGCGCTTCTGGTCGGACCGATCATCCCTCCAATCGCACACAGGAAAACACTAAAATGGCAGACCTTTCAGTCTCTCGCATCGGCCAAGTTAACCTCGCCGGTGACGTTGACGCACTCAACCTGAAAATCTTTTCGGGCGAAGTCCTCACGGCCTTCAACATGAACTGCGTGTATCAGGACAAGCACCTGATCCGCGAAATCGCTTCCGGCAAGTCGGCCCAGTTCCCGGCCACCGGTCGCATCACGGCGGCTTACCACACTCCGGGCACCCAGCTCACCGGTACGCCGATCGCTCACAACGAGCGCGTGATCACCATTGACGACCTGCTCCTGGCTAACGTCATGATCGCGGACATTGACGAGGCCAAGTCGCACTACGACGTGCGCTCCGAGTACACCAAGCAGCTCGGTGAAGCCCTCGCTCTGGCGTTCGACACGAACGTCGCCCGCACGGCTGTCCTCGCGGCCCGCGCTTCGGCTACCATCACGGGTGAGCCGGGTGGTTCGATCATCACGGGCGGCGCAAACGTCCGCACCGATGGCGCTCTCATCAAGAACGCCCTGTTCGCAGCGGCGCAGAAGTTCGATGAGAACAACATCGTTGACAGCGACCGTAACGCCTTCGTGAAGCCGGTCACCTTCTACGCGGCTGCGGCCACGACCGATCTGGTCAACAAGGACTGGGGTGGTCGCGGTGGTATCGCTGACGGCAAGATCGAAAGCCTCGCCGGCATCAACATCGTGAAGTCGAACAACGTCCCGAACTCGAACGTGACCACCGGTCCGGCCAAGTATCAGGGCAACTTCTCGACCACGGCGATGTCGATCTTCCACCGCAGCGCCATCGGCACCTGCCGCCTGATGTCCCTCTCGATGCAGTCCGAGTACCTGACCCTCTGGCAGGCTACCGCTCTGGTCGCCCGCTTCGCGGTCGGTCACGGCATTCTGCGTCCGGAAATGGCCATCGAAGTCACGGCTGCGTAATCCAGCCTAACCAAATCGCCGGGGTCCCTTTGGGGGCCTCGGCTATTTTTTTGTGAGGTACTATGGAAACTCTCGGACCCGCATCCGAACTCGACGCCGTGAACGAACTACTGGCATCCATCGGTGAGGACCCCGTGTCCGATCTGGAGGACCTCCCGCCGTCCGGCAACACCGCCCTATCCGTACTCCGAAACCAGTCCCGACAGGTCCAAGAGGAGCCCCGTTGGTTCAACTTCGAGACCGACGTGATGCTCTCCCCCGGTGTCGGCGGCTTCGTCACCATCCCCGGCAATGCTCTCGACGTTGACAGCACTGACGGTGACATCATTCAGGTCGGCGAGCGGCTCTACGACAGGGACAAAAAGACCTACGTCTTCACGTCCGCCGTGAGCTGCGAAATCCTGTGGCACCGCCCGTGGGACGAACTCCCCAGCGTGGCCCGCCGGTACATCACCGCCCTCGCCATCGAACGGTTCATTGAAGGCTTCCCCGGAGCCGAGGCCACGACGCCCTCGCGTCAGCGCAACCTCGCCCGAGCGAACAACGCCTTTGTCCGTGCCGAAATCAGGGCCGGCGATTTCAACCTCCTCAACAACGCCTCAATCCAGACCATCGCTAGGAGAAGCTAATGCGAGCTGAAGGCGGCTCACCCAACCTCATCAACGGCGTAAGTCGCCAAGCTCCAGAAGTCCGTCTCCCCTCGCAGCTCCAAGAGAGCGTAAACCAGTTTCCCACGGTGACCCGGAACCTCGTCCCCCGGAACCCTGCGATCCTGAAGGGGCGCGTAGCTGGTGCCCCGGCGGCCAACACCGCCTATCATCTGATCGACCGAGACACGACGGAGCGTTACGTGGTCCGAATGAGCCCTTCGGGGGTCGTCGTCCATGACCTCGCCGGCACCGCCAAGACAGTCACCGCACCAAACGGTAACGGATACCTGTCCGGCGTCAGCTCCCCCTCCGACTACGAGGCCCTGACCGTCGCCGACCACACCTTTATTGTGAACAAGAAGAAGGTTGTTGCCCAAGCGGCCACCTCCTCTGCGGCGCTGGAGAAGTCCGCGCTGCTTCACGTCGTAGCTGGCGAGTATCACACCAAGTACCGCATCGTCCTGAACGGCGTTGAAATCGCCTCGTACCTCACCAACGGTGGGCCAGGAACAGACGACCTCGACGTGCGCCAATCCGAGCGGCAGGCCACCCCGGCGTCCATCGCTTACGGACTTGCCAACGGCACTCCGCTAACGCCTTGGCGAGGAGCGGCCCCCGGAAACGCAGAAATGGGCGACAGCATCATCGCTGGCGGCCTCCAGACACTAAACCCTGCGGTCTGGTCGGTGACCCTTTACGACAACGTGGTCTACCTGAAGAACCTCACAGGCGCCGATTTCACCATCTCGTGTGAGGCCGAGGGCCGCGATACCGCCTTCCGCGCCCACAAGGGTTTCGTGAAGGACTTCGCCGAGCTTCCCCGAAAGGCCCCTGTAGGTTTCACCCTCAAAGTGGCCGGCAGCGACGACACCGACTACGACGACTATTGGGTCCAATTCCAGCAAGGGGCCACAGACGGCCTCGGTCGTTGGAAAGAGTGCGTGGGCGCGGGCGAGAAGCTCGGGATGGACAAGTCCACCATGCCTCACGTCCTTGTGCGTGAAAGCAACGGGACCTTCACCTTCCGACAGGGCGACTGGGCAGACCGGGCAGTCGGCGACAGCACCACCAATGATTGGCCGTCTTTCGTCGGCTCCACGATCAACGGCTTCGCCTTCGCTCACAACCGGTTGGGAATCCTGTCCGGCGAGAACATCGTGTTCTCCCGTGTCGGTGAGTTCTTCAACTTCTTCCGTGAGACCATTCTGACGGGTCTTGATACGGACCCGATTGACCAAGCGATCTCCTACGACGACGTGTCCACCGCCTACCACGCGGTTTCACTGGCCGGCGAGCTGATCATCTTCACCCAATCGATCCCGTTCCGAATGAAGGGCGGCGACATATTCTCGCAGAAGACCGCGAGCTTCGTGCCTACCCTGTCGAACAGGTCCAGCTCAAAGGCCCGCCCTGTCCCCTGCGGCAACAAGCTGTTCTTCGTCAACGACACCGACAGCGGCGCTTTCGTCCACGAGTTCGTCAACGTGCAGGACGAAACCATTCAGGAGGCCCCCTCGATCAACGAGCATTGCCACGGCTACGTGCCGACCGGCGTGTTCATGATGGATGGGGACGAAGACCTCAAGCTCCTGGCCATGGTCTCCAGCTCGGACCCGACCACGATCTACACCTACAAATGGCTCTGGATCGGGCAGAACAAGGCCCAGTCCGCGTGGCAAAAATGGGCTATGCCCACCAACGTCAAGGCCCTGAAGTTCATAGGTGAGGAGCTGGTCGCAGTCGTCTCTGACGGGACCTACGTCGAACACCTCGGCATCAACTGCCACGAGGCGTGGACCGACAGCAAGCCGGCTATCCTCCTGCTCGACCGCCGCACGACCCTGACCGGGGCCTACAACTCCGGCACTGATCAGACCACCTACACCACTCCCTATCCGGCAGCAGGGGCCATCGCGGTCCTGAACACCGGCACGGACTTCGGCACCCAGCCGACCGTGGTCTCCTCCGCAGGCACCTCTCTGGTCGTCTCGGGCAACTACGGGGGCCTCTCGGCCTACGTGGGGTTCCCCTACCAAGCCTACGGGATCATGTCTCCGTTCGTCGTTCGTGAGAAGCAGAGGGACGGGACCAGTGGGAACGCGGTGCCTGGAGTGGAGCTGAAGGTTGCCTCCATGCGCTTCGACACAGGGCCTAGCGTGGGCCTCGACGTGACCCTGACGCGCAGCTACCGCCCCTCCTTCGTGCACCGTCTATCGGCGGCCATCGTGGGCACCAAGACGAGCGTCCTAGGCTCCCTCATCGTGGGGAAGCTGACGAAGGCTCTGTCGATCATGGCGGCGGCTGACGACGTGACGATCCGGTTCGAGAACTCCGGCCCCTACCCCTACTCGGTCCTCTCCTACAGGTGGACAGGCGGGGCTTACCCAAAAGGATACTGATGACGATAACACCTCATGGCCTTGTAACGGCCTCGACTGCCGCCGACGCGCGGGAACTCGACCGACTGCTTAGGCCAGAGGATCGCCGTGAAGTGGAGGAGCTGGGCGGTCGTCCGGCCCTCCAGCACTTCCTCCTCGGGGTACTGATGTCGGAACCCTCGTTCACCTTACGGGACCATGACGGGTCTCTGGTGGGCATTGCTGGCGTGGTCCCCGACCTACGCGGCAACGGCGTGGTCTGGATGAGCGGGACGACCCTCGTGGAGAGCCGGAAGATGGCTTTCCTGCGAGGCTCCCGCGATGTCCTCGCCGAGTTCCACCGACGCTTCGACACGCTCTACAACATCTGCGACGCCCGCAACGAAGTCCACGTCAAGTGGCTCCGCTGGCTGGGCTTCACCCTCCTCCACAAGTACGAGTGCGGACCGAACGCGGTCCCCGTCTATGAATTTGCAAGGATCGCCTAATGTGCGACTTCATCACAATCGCGTCCATCGGCCTTGGCATTGCCCAAGCCGGTATGGGCTACGCTGCCTCCAGCGCCCAGTACGATCAGCGTATGCAGGAGATGCAGCAGAACGCAATCAACGCCTCCAAGGCGGCTGAAAACCAATACGCCAACCTCAATATCCGTGCCCAGCAAGAGGACGCGGCGATGGTCCAACAGAAGACCGAAACCAACATCGAAGCGGCCCAAGCGGCGGCCTCTGTGGAGGCTGCGGCTGCTGAAGGGAACGTCAGCGGTCTCTCGGTCTCGTCGGTCCTACAGGACATGTACGCGCAGAAGGGACGCAGCGATGCAGCTCTCGACACCAATCAGCAGATGAACCGTGGGTTCCTGCGTGGTGAGAAGATCGCAGCCGAGGCCGGCGGTCAGAACCAGATCAACTCCATGCCTCTGCCGGAGAAGCCCAGCTTCGCTCCGTACCTCCTCAATGCGTTCAGCTCTGGCTTGAGCGCCTACAGCAACTCCAAGACACGAGGCTAAACATGGCAGAAGGACTATTTGGCACTGGCGTGGCGGCACCAAACATTCGGCCCGTCGCCATCGCCCCCACCGGGGTCCCCGGCAGCACCTATGTTCGCCCCCAGCAGAAGCAAGTGGGGGGCAATCTTCAGGCCCTCGCAGACAGCCTAGGGGGCCTCAACAACGCCCTTCAGCAGTTCGGCGCGGCATCTGCCCGTTCTGACAAGGACCCCGACAGTGAGGCCAACAGGGCTTTCTCTGACAGCATCGCCGGCAAGTCGCTGGAAGAAGTCGTTAACACCATGCCCGACGCCAAGAACCGCATCCAGAAGGATGGCGTTCTGTCGCTGGTCGGCTCCAAGGCGGCCTACGAGTTCCGCCAGCATATCACCGAGCAGTACAACAACGGTGGCTTCGACCAAGCTACCGGCGATTTCAACTCGTGGGTTGAGGGCGAGCGCCAGAAGTACGCCAAGGGCTTGCCGGATCAGGCAATGCAGGCGGCCTTCTTCCGGGGTACTGACGGCTGGACCCAGCAGTTCGGCGAACAGGACCTCAAGCGGAAGATGGAAAACACCATGGCCGAGCGGGACACCGCCGTCGTGGACGAGTTCCGCATGATCGCCGACGACGGGATTGCCGGTAACAAGAAGCCCGAGGAAATCGCTGACGCGATCATCAAGCAGTCGGGAGAGAACCGGACATTCCGCGGTCTCGATGGCAAGTCGCAGAACGACACGCTGTTCCGCCTCGCCGAGGAGTACGCGCTGAAGGGCCGCCCCGAGCTGGTCAAGGCGCTCCTCAACAACAAGCGGGGAGGAATCGGTCCCCTGCTCGAAGTCTCCGGCTACACGGACAAGGGCCTTTCGCTCATCCAGAGGGCCGAGACGGAGCAGCAGCAGGCCGCCAACGCTACCAGCTTCAAGACCCGCTCGCAGCTCGATGAGGACGCCATGTATGGCCGGCTCACCGAGGAGCAGATCGTCAAGGCCAAGGAGACACCCGGCAACGAGTGGCTCAACGACAGCATGGCCGCCCAGTACCTCGAAAGCTCCAAGCGCAACAAGGCCCAGCTTCTCGCAGGGCAGGCACGGGAGGAGGAGAAGCGCCGCACGGCCTTCCAGTCCACCGGCCAGCGCACACAGGCTGTAGCCAACGCCTACGCCGAACTGGAGACCCTCGGGGGTGCCCAGCGACTCAAGGACGTGGAGTACATGGGGCCTGATGGCAACATGAAGACCCTGACGGCCAAGGACCAGCAGGACGCCGTGGTCGGGCGCAAGCTGTCACAGTTCAAAGAGATGGAGGACAAGCTCGTCGCCAACAACGTCGATCCCAAACAGGCCAAAGAGGAAGTGCTGAAAAAGCGCGTGGCGTGGTTCGACGGCAACGGGATCGTGGACGAGGACCTCCAGAAGAAGTTCAACTCCCTTCAGGTCCAATCGTCCATCTCGAGAACGCTGGAGAAGGGCGAGGTCTCGAAGTACCTCGGCGGCATCGCGGAGGACTATCGGCAGCTCGAAGACATCAACCCGGCCTATGCCGACAAGTTGGTCTCGGACAGCAAATCGGCAGAGTTCCTCCAGAACTACTCCGTCGCCCGCAACGACCTTATGGGACCCGAAGACGCCCTGATTTACGCCGCGCAGCAGTCCAACCGGACGCCCACACAACGGGCTCTCGGGAAGCTGTCACCGGACGACCTGGCTGACGATACCAAGAAGGTTCTCAACAGCCTCGACTACGACGCCGGCCCCAGCCGCGACAACGAGGCGTGGGTGCAGGACCAGCTCAACAACTACACCGCAAGGGGCCTCGACAGGGACACCGCAAAGCAGAAGGTTATGGACAAGCTCCAGAACCATTCGTTCGAGCTGAACGGCAAGATCGTCATTGACGAAGATGGGCTCCCCAAGGACGCCCCCGAGTTGTTCCAGCGGGCATTGAAGGACGCCTTCACGGTGTTCGGCAAGGCCGAGGGCATCCCGGACGAGAGTGACCTATACATCGACAAGTTCGCGTCCGGCCAGTGGATCGTGATGAGCAAGACCAAGGGCGGCCCGTTGAATTTCGGGTCCCGCATCGGGCTCAACGATCTGGCTAAGAAGCGTTCCGAGATAGGCCGCGAAGTCACCGCCCAGCACGAGGCCGCAAGAGCCGCTGACGTGGCCACCCGCAAGGAGGCCCGCGCCAAGCTTTGGTCGGCTATGGAAGACCGCCGCAAGACCGTCGAGGAGTGGGAGCTGAAGCACAGCAAGACCCACGGCGTCGTCACCGGCTACGTCGCCAAGCGCCTCCGCAAAAACTACGAGGAGGAGCTGTCGAACTTCAACAACCCATTCAAGCCGCCGACAGCACCCAAGAAGCTGTTCAAGGGACCCCGAGGTATCGGGCGGTCCTTCGACTAACCCCTCAAGGCCCCGGCTCACCACCGGGGTCTTTTCTTTTCAGGAGAACACATGAGCGCCAGCCTCTCCGAGGCCATCAAGAATGAAGCTCTGCGGATCGGCGCTGACCCGCAAGACTTTGCCACCGTCATGTCCTACGAGACGGGCGGCACTTTCGACATCTGGCAGAAAGGCCCGACGACCAAATGGGGTCAGCACCGGGGGCTCATCCAGATGGGCGAGCCGCAGCGCCAGAAGTACGGCTACTACAAGGGCATGTCCGAGGAGGACGCCGTTCACGCCTCGGCCAACTATCTGGTCGACAGCGGCTTCAAGCCCGGAATGGGCCTGCTCGATTTGTACTCCACCATCAACGCTGGCGCCCCCGGCCTCTACGACCGCTCTGACGCGGCGGCGGGCGGCGCACCGGGCACTGTCCGGGACAAGGTTGAGCAGCAGATGGAGGCCCACAAGGCCAAAGCTGCGGCGCTCCTCGGCGGCAACTACGTGCCCCAGGTCGCAAACCCCTACACCGACACCGACGCGCCACAGACCAACTACAACACCTATGACCAGAGCCGCACACCGCCGGCCCCAACGCTCGTCGATGTCACCCAGCAGAAAGCCGATGAGGCCGCCCGAGGCCCCCAGCCTTACACCTCTTGGAGCGACCAGATTTATGACAGCGGTGCGCAGAATTGGTACACCGCCAAAATCTACCGCTGGGCCACTCAAGGTGCAGTCGATCCTCACGATAACGGCTGGACCGAGGACCAGTGGAAGCACATTACGGAGACCGTCCCGGAGCAGTATCACGACTACGTGCTAACCGGCACCTCGGAGTACAACCGGAACCTCCGGCTGAAGTACGCCACGGAGATGGCCGACCGGGACGTAAGGGCCGACAAGTCGGGCACCGCAAGCTCCCTGACGGCTGGAGTTCTCTCCGGCATCGCCGACCCTGTACTGCTGCCTCTCGTGGCCGCCGGAGGCGTCGTCAACGGTTCCATGGCCATTGGCCGCACATTCGTCACGAAGATCCTTGGCGGTGCCCTTATGGGCGGCGCAAGCAATGCCGCGCTGGAGCTAGGGGCCAAGTACGGTCTCGATGATCCACACACCGACGCGCTCGCAGCGTTCGGCGTAGGGGCGCTGCTCGGGGGCCTGACAGGTCCGCTGGCTCGCAACCCGGCGACTGCCGTTGAGCGGGACATGATGACCAAGACCGGCCTCGACGCCATCGAGCAGGCCAAGGCGCGGGCTCTCCAGTCCAACATGCCTTCCGTTGTGAGTGATGTCGGCTCTGCCGGCGCTGCCCGCAACACGGACAGGATCGTACCGTTCGATCCGACGGACTGGGGGATTGACGACGCTGCGGTGGATCGCGGCTTCGGCGGAAAGCTCCGCTTCGACGTGGCCGGACAGCTCACCACGAGCGAGAACCCCCGTGCCCGCCTCGCAGGCTTCGCCATGTTCGAGGAGAGTGCCGGCACCAAAGGCCACGCCGTTCTGGACGCCCCTACGTCGGTCCGTGCTGTGGCGATGGAACGCAAGCTGATGGGCAACCGCAACTCGGTCTATCAGGTCGCTCTCCGCGACTACGTGGCCGAAGGCTCGTCTCTGCTCAACCCCCTCGCCCGCGCCCGCAAGGCCGACGAGTTCCACCGGGCGGTCAACGCCTTCATGGTGGATGAGCATCCCTCGCCCGACGTTAGCCCTCACATCGTCAAGGCCGCATCGGCCCGCAAGCAGTTCTACGACGCTTGGGCTGGTGAACTGGAACGCGCCTTCCCCGGTCTCTCGGTCAAGCAGAAGGGCTTCTACTCGCCGAAGGTCGCTGACCACAACCGCATCTCCGAACTCGACCGATTGGTGGACGAGGACACCATGCACAAGTTCATCGCCGAGAGCATCCGCCGTGCCCATGGCGAGATTGAGGACAGCCTGCTGAAGAAGATGGCGAAGGGCTACTGGGCTAATATCCGGAAGGCCGGCTACGGCATTGAGGACAGCATCGCCGGGGCACTAGGGCTGGGCGACAAGCAGGCATTCAAGGACGCCTTCAAGCAATCCCTGAAGGAGAGCGACGGCTTGGCCGACGAGGACCTGGACAAGGTTTACGACCTGTTCTCGGGTGTCGTTGACGAGACCAAGAAGACCTCTGACGGGGACAAGGGTGTCGGCTACCTGAAGCGCCGCACGGTCATGAAATACGACTACGCCGCCAACGTACGCGGCAAGGACGGCAGCATGATCCCGCTGAAGATGGACGACCTGTTCATTCAGGACGCCGAGTTCCTCGACCATCGCTACGCCCGCACCATGTCGGGACGTGTGGCGTTCGCGGACATGAAGGTGCGCGATCCGGTGACGGACGAGCTGATCTTCGACGGCATCCGCTCCGAGGCCGACCTGACCAAGTTCAAGAACTGGGTCCGCGAGGGGTTCCGCCAAACCGGCAAGCCTATCGCGGAGGTGCAGTCCAAGATGGCCAACGCAATCGAGAACATCGACTTCGGCTGGAAGCGGATCAACGGCATCCCAGTGTACGGCCAAGAGAAGGCTTACGCCCAGTGGGTTCGCCGCTTCAAGACACTCCAGTTCATCCGCCTGATGTCCAACATGGGCCTCAATCAGGTGCAGGAAAGCTGGAAGGTGGCGTCGATGACGGGCTTCCGCGCGTCCATGCAGCAGCTCCCCGCCATCCGCCGCATGGTGGACGAAACGGGCCGCTCGATCCCCAAGAGGGACGCCCTGCTCGGCGAGCTGGAACACATGACCGGGATCGGTCTGGACGGGCTGGTCGGTAAGTTCGACTTCCGCTTCGCCGACGACCGGATCGGTGCCGGTGCAGCCTCCCGGCTGGCTAACGGCATGGACATGGCCCTCGACTGGGGCCAGCGCATGACCGCCGAAGTGTCCCTAATGAGAGGCATTCAGGACTACCAGCAGAAGTGGGCGGCCAAGGCCGTGGCCCAACACCTGTTTGACATGGCTCGCAAGACCTCTGTCGACTGGGGCGGGTTTGACCTCACCAAGCTGGCCGGCAAAGGCAAGGAGCGGCTGGCAGCGGCAGGCATCGGCGATGAGCAGGCCAAGCTGATCTTCGGAAGCCTCCTCGAACACGCCGAGAGGGACGGTAAGAAGCTCGTGTCCCTCGGCTCAAACAAGTGGGACCCGAAGGCCGTCACCGAGTTCTCCTACCTCATCAACCGATACACCGACCGCCTCGTTCAAACCAACGACGTGGGCGGCTTGGCGAAGTGGATGAGCAACCCGGTGGCCTCGCTGTTCACCCAGTTCCGCAGCTTCGTGCTGGGAGCTTGGTCGAAGTCCACCCTCTACGCGATCAACCATATGGACCCCCGCATGGCGGTCGCTCTGGTCGGCGAGATGGCATTCGGTACGGCCACTTTCGCAGTCCGTCAGGCTCCCCAGTTGGCGACTGACGAAGGCTACGACAAGTATTTCGAGGAGACCCTTGACCCGGTGAACCTGGCCAAGAACGGCTTCGCCCGCACGGCTACCTCCTCGATACTGCCGATGCTAATGGACAGCGCCCTAATGTGGACCCCGGTGGGAGCCCAGTTCGGCTCTGCCCGCGCTTCCGGTGCCCCCCAGGACGCCCTGTTCGGCGCTCCGGCAGGAAACATGGTGGCCGACGCCGCCCGGTTCTCCAAAGGCGTGATCCGCAGCACCACAGAAGGCCGTGAGATGGCCCAGTCCGAGCTTCGCGCCGGCTGGAGTGCCTTCGCACCGCTAGGCAACTTCCTGCCCTTCTCGGCGCTGTTCTCCCACTTGATTGAGGACCGTCGCGAGACACCTCGCAACCGCTAACTCAATGGCCCTCGGATGACCTCCGGGGGCCTTCCTCCTTTGAAGGACGCAATGGCATACACACCTAACATCACCGCCGGCAACGGTTCGGTGACCGACTTTCAGGTGACCTTCCCCTACCTTCGACAGGCCCATGTGGGCGTCAAGGTCAACGGGGTCGTGGTCGCAAAGACTTGGGTAAACGCTGGCATGATCCGCGTATCGCCCGCTCCCGGCTCCGGCATCCGCGTCGAGGTCTATCGTGACACTCCCTCGGTGCCTCTAGCCACCCTCCAGAACAACAAGCCGGTCCCTGCGGCCTCCTACAACGACCTCGTGAAGCAGGCCATCTACTTCGCCGAGGAGCAGGCTTACGTGACCGCCGCCGGCACCGCTGCGGACCGCGTACAGACGGGTCTCGATCGCGTGGCTGTAGCTGCCGACCGTGTGACCGTTGCTGCTGACAAGGCTACTGTGGCCGCCGATAAGGGCACCGTGGCAAGCGACAAGGGAATCGTTGCCGGCTACAAGTCCGACGTTGCCGCCGATAAGGCCACCGTCGCTGCCGACAAGGCCACGACCCTCGGCTACAAGAACGCCGCAGACGCCGACAAGGTAGCCACCGCTGCCGACCGTGTGCAGACCGGCCTAGACCGGACACAGACGGGCACTGACAAGACCGGCACCGCTGCCGACCGTGTGCAGACGGGGCTGGATAAGGCCGCGACCGCTGCTGATCGTGTCCAGACCGGCCTCGACAAGGCTGCTACCGCTGCCGATAGGGTGCAGACGGGTCAGGATAAGGTGGCTACCGCTGCTGATAGGGTGCAGACGGGGCTCGACCGGACCGCCGCTGCCGCCAGTGCCGCCGCCGCTGCTGCGTCTGCCGGGACGAACACTCCCGTTGAGGCCCAGATTCACGCTGCCTCCACGCAGTCTGTCGCCGACGCTGACGAGATGGGGTTCACCCGCTCTGCCGCGTCTTGGGCTCTCGGGAAGATTACGTGGGCAAACGTCAAGGCCACGCTCAAGACCTACTTCGACACTCTGTACGCGCTCGCTGGGCA